AATCCTTTGATGTTAATGATGAAGATGGGCAAAGAGACTTTACAACAGTAAAAGTTTTTAGAGAAGATATAGAGGACTTATTATAATGGCTATTAAAGACATATCAAAAAAACCATACATAGTAGATAATGATACTAATGTTAAAGTTGGTATTGATTTACCAATCAGACGTGATGATGTAAAAGATGGATTTTTTGCTTCAACATCAACAACCATTGAAGCTGTAAAGAATAACATAAGAAATTTATTACAGACAAATCAAGGTGAACGATTAATGCAACCAACTCTTGGTTTAAATTTAAGACGGTTATTATTTGAACAAATTGGTGAGGAGAGTATGGTAGGTGTACAAGATTCTATTTTAGATACATTTAAATTTTGGTTACCTTTTGTTGAAGTGAGAGATATTCAAATTTTAACTAATGAAGATAGTGTAACAATTGGAGTGAATGAAATTAGAGTTAAAATTTTATTTAATATAATACAAGACCCAAACACTTTAGATTCTGTTACTTTAAACTTTCAAAGTGATATTAGTGATGGTTTAGATTCAGATGTGAGTGGTGGATATTAATTGGAGATAAAAAATGCCAACATATGGTAAAAATGATTTTAAAGAATCAAATGTAAATTATTTAAACAAAGATTTTGCATCATTAAAACAATCTTTAATGGATTATGCAAAATCATATTTTCCTAATACATATAAAGATTTTAATGAAGCATCACCTGGTATGATGTTATTAGAAATGAATGCTTATGTTGGGGATGTGTTATCGTTTTACGTTGACCAACAATATCGTGAAATGTTATTACCTTTAGCTGAGGAAAGAAGGAACATTATAAATCTTGCAAATATGTTTGGTTATAAAGTTAAACCAATTGTTCCATCTTATGTTGATTTAACATTTACACAAAATTTAAATTCAGATACATCGGATAGAAGTAAAGTAGACTATTCAACTGGTGGTATATTTAATAGTGGTATACAGGTAAAAGGAACAACTAATGAAATTATATTTGAAACATTGGAGGTATTAGATTTTCAAATAACAGAATCAAGTGATACAAATACTGTTAACACTTTTGATGATAATACTGGTTTAGCTCAAACATACAATTGTAAAAGAACCATTAGAGCTATTAGTGGTAAAGAAAAAACCTCTACGTTTTCAATAGGAGCTCCTGAAAAATTTAAAAAAATAACTTTATCTGATAAAAATATTATTGATATTATTTCTTGTGTGGATTCAAATGGAAACAATTGGTATGAAGTTGATTTCTTAGCACAAGATAAAATTCCAATTGAAACACATTATACCAATGACGCTAATAGATCTAGTGCATATCATAATGCACTCGATGGGACAACATCAGAAGTAGCAGTACCATATTCGTTATCATATAATAAAACATCAAAAAGATTTACTCGTGAAACTAATGTAGATAATACTACTTCATTGGTTTTTGGAAATGGAATTTTAAGAAATGGACAATTAGTTGATGAGGGTTTTATTGATTTAGAACAAATTGGTGTTGTTGTTCCTGGCCAACAAGGTGATTTAAGTAGTGCTATAAATCCATTATTAGGTGATGAATACTCAACACTTGGTGAAACACCAAACAATACAACTCTTACAATAACTTATCGTGTTGGTGGTGGTATAAATTCTAATTTACCATCTAGCGATTTAACCATTATACAAAATGGTACAACTATGAATGGTAGTGCTAATGGTGTTGATATAAAAGATTTAACTGTAACTAACAATGTTCCAGCTCGTGGTGGTAAGGACGAAGAAACCATTGATGAGATTAGAGAAAAAACAAAAGCGTTTTTCTCAACACAAAACAGATGTGTAACAAAAGAAGATTATGAAGCAAGAGTATTAAACATACCTGGTAGATTTGGTAATATTGCAAAAGTATATGTTGCAAGAAATGTAGAGGGTGATACCTACACAGCTGATCCTAATCAATTTAGTCTTAGTTTAACTTCGGTTCTCAATAGTACTGATGGTATTGGTTCAAATCTTGAATCAATTGTAGCGTATATTAATAGTGGTCTAAATGATGGTACTCCTGATGGTAATAGTGGTCTTCTTAACATATTAGCTAGTGCAGCCAATAACAATATTATTATTCAAAATGAAGCTTCAACACTTCAACAATATTTTGGAACACTATCTACATTTGAATTATCAGCGATAAACATTTATGTCTTAGCATATAATAATTTAAATGAATTGGTGGGTAATCCATATGAACAGGGAGTTAGTATTCCAGAAACACTTTCTGAAAATATAAAAAATTATTTAGCTAATTTTAGAATACTAACCGATACAGTTCAAATTATTAATGGATACATTGTAAACTTTGGTGTGTTTTTTGATGTTGTTGCTGAGAAATATGCTGATAAAAATAAAGTTAAGGTAAGATGTATGGATAAAATTAAAGAATATTTTGAAATACAAAAAATGCAATTCAATCAACCTATTTATAAAAGTCAATTGGAATATGAATTAATGGGTGTAGAAGGTGTTCGTTCATTAAATCATTTAACAATCACACAAGAACAAGATTATTTCTATGACGAACCAACAGTTGATGCAACACTTTCTCTTCCAACTTATCTTTATTCTTATGATGAGGAAATACAAAATAATGATGGTACATATGGTGATTATACAACAGAGGGTGGAACACCTGACTATGGTTATTATTATGATTTTCAAAATGCTATAGTTGATGGGATAATAAGACCACCTGAACCATCAACACCAGCGGTTTTTGAATTAAAGAATCCAAATCAAAACATACAAGGGAGGGTTAGATAATGCATCATTTT